TCGTGTTTGTGCCAATTTTGTAGAAATAGAATTTTTCTTATCTTTGAAATCAGTTTTATCTTTTATTGTCTGGTCTAATTCTTTGTATTTTGATTCCAAATCTTTGTTCAAACCTACTGTATCTTCTATTCTTTTTTTACAATCTTCTTTTTTTCTTTCATTAGTCTCCTTCAACTCATTTTGTTTTTGCACAAATTGTTCTTTTACATTTTTACGACATTTAACCCTTTCTTTTGTAGGTAGTTCATTGCATGTTGACATTTCGTCTTTTTTATTATCGTTTAAACTTTGTTTTAATTCATTAAATTCTGCATCATTGTCTTGTAAGCATTTTTTCATAACAAGTTTATTATACTGGTCTTGTTCCTTTTTCAAAGATTTGATTTCTTTGATTTCATTTTTAAGTGATTTATTCATTTTGTCAAATATATTCTTTTCCTTTGTCTTTTCTTTTTCTACAGATAAATCGACCATAACGTTTTCAATAATAGGGTATGCGAAATTTCTTGCGTCACGAGATCTATTTAAATAACTTATATAACCACTTACATTATCTTGAAACTTTTTAACCCCTTTTTTAGTAAATTTTCCATTTTCGTTTAAATATTCTTCAGCAAAATCATCAAAATCACTTGGGAATTTGTCAGATCTTAATAAATTTAATAGTTTTATCATCTCCATACCGTCTTCAGTGTATGGTGTAGCAGTCATTAGAAGCAATCGAACACTATCATTTCCAGAAACATCATAAGAATTCTGAACCATCTCTTCTAAAATATTTGTATTTGGTTTCTCACTCTTTGCCACACCAGGTGCATAAAGTTTATGTGCTTCGTCTACAATTAGCAAAGTTTTCCTTAAAGGGTCTTCTTTACCATTTCTTTTGACCATTTCGTCATATATCTTATTTTTTTTAAGTAACATATTGCTAAATTGCTTGTATGATATAGGATTCATCCATTTGTTTGATAATAATCTTGACTTTGATTTCATAGATACTTTACTTGAATCTAAACCATTTTCAATTTTTTCACGTATACCCATATGACAAACTTGATTGAACATATTCTTCCAGATATCGTTCTTCAATGTATGTCTTGTTACCCACAATATGTTGTAATCTTCAAATCCAGTAGTTGCCGTTGCAATAGCAGTACATGTTTTACCAGTTCCTACACTATGGTGTAGTAAAATTCCCTTGTATGCTGAAGATTTTTGAAAATAATGTCTAACAAAATCTTGCGAGGGTGTAAAAGATACAACATTTGCACCTCCTCCTGACAAACATTTATTCTCAAGTTTGATTTTCGGATATAGAAATCTACTAAAATTTCTTATATAATTATTCATGTCTTTAATATTCATTATCTTTTTTGGTGGAATACTGGTGCGCACAGTACCACCGTCTTGAACTTTGAATTCGTGAATAGATTTATTCAACATACGATCTACAGATGCATCTTGTGTTACATTTTCTATTTCTGAAGCAAAAACATTCTTTCTGACATCTATACCTAGTTTTTGAAGATAAAGATCTGATAATTTTTCACTATACTTTGATTGCTTATCTTCAGGAACCTGTGTATCATACTTGAAAACATGCAGTTGCCATCCCAACGAAGGATGAAATTTTAATCCCTTTTGACCACAAAATCTAGTTCCTCTTCCTATTGCCTGTTTTTCATCTGCATTTATGACAAGTGGTTCAAACAAATGTATATATTTGACATCAAATACATCAATTCCTTCTTTAAATCCTTGATCAAGAATTAAAAATCTAACAAGTTCGCCATGAATATTATCTGGTCGCGAATTAAACTTTTCCAATACTTCTTTACGAAATTTTGTATTCATTGGACGATTATAAAAGTTTTTACTGAGAAGAATTGAGAAGTTGTTGTTTTTTGTTGACACCAGTGTTTCATTATCGTTCAGAGCAAACCCTCTGCCTTTGGGAGAAAAACTCATATTCATTCCATTTGAAACAAGAGCACTTGCAATCAATTTCGCTCCATATTTGCTGGATTTCATATCAGTAAAAATGATATGTTTGAACATTTTACCATTTTCTTCAATATCTTTTTTATCCAATTCCTCTATTTTTTTAAAAAGTGCTTGTAGTTTTGGCGACGCGCCATTTTCAATGTACATTTTTGTAATCGTTGGATCAAACCCTTTCTTATCAATTATATGAAAGGGTTGTATTTTGGAAAAATTACTTACATTTCTTATACATTCGTCTTGCATATTTCTGATAATTGGTTAGATAAAAAAAGTACATTTCTGTAAAATTTTTGAATTTTAAAAATAGTTTTTGATTTTTTAAAATTTTATATATACATGTACTTTTTTGTATTCTTTAAATAGGATGCCATCTAAAGATATTAAACAAAAAACAACCAAGAGAAGAAGTACAGTAAAATCAACTGAAAATAAAAGAAAAGTTCCCAGAAAGTCATCAACACAATTGAAAAAAGGGGGTGTAATAGGACGAATATATGATCCTAATAAAAATCAATACGAGGCAAACAGATATCACCATTATGATCCAAAATTTGTATTTGATCAAAATCAAAATAGGTATGATTTAGATAATATAGATTATAGTGTACCATATGGTTTTCAATATACACGACCAAAAATAGAAATAGATAAATCAAAAATAGATGTACCATACGACCATGATATGAAACATTTGCCTTCAGACGATATAAAAAAAGGTAATGTAAGTCAACTGATTACAGATTATCCCAAACAATGGCAATCAGTAGCAAAAGATGAAAACGAATACCCTGGAAAAAGATTGGAAAGTTGGGGGAGACAAAATGCAATGAGATATGATGATGATTATAAAATACTTGAAAAAAAGGAAGTACCTAAAAAAGAAATCAAAGGAAATATATTTGATAGAGTATCATTTTTTAATAAGCTTCAAAATACAGGAGGAAGAAAAGTAACCAAGAAACAAGTAGTTCCTAAGAAAAAGGTTACCAAAAAACAAGTAGTTCCTAAGAAAAAGGTTACCAAGAAACCAACAGATCCTAAGAAAAAAGTTACTAAGAAACCAACAGATCCTAAGAAAAAAGTTACTAAGAAATGATTTTAGTAAGTTATGATTTACTTACTTGGTGGTATCAAAACCCCTGTATTTTTGTAACTAAAATAGTCATATAATTCGTTGTTTAACCTAACATATTTTTTACCATTATTTTTATCTTTAACAACTTTACCAGTTGCTTTCTGTGTCACTTGATATTTTTGATGTTTTTGGATTTTTTTCTCATCATCAATATTTTTTGCAAAACTAAAATCATCAAGGTTAATATTGATTGCCCAGTTGTAACATTTATACCCATTCTGCATTGGTTTATTCTGTGTTGAATTGATGATACAATCAAATGATGATGCTTTAAGCATATTTAGAAAACTTTGAATTATAAATTCTTTCTTTTGTGCTAATTGTAAAATATGTTCATCGGTTGTTATTTCTTTATCAAGACGTCTTAATGTAAAATCTTTTTCAAGTTGTTTTTTTGTAAATCTCATTATATATGAGAAAACCTGTACATTTCTTTCATTTTTAGGAAGCATTTCGTGTGAACATGTACGGACTGCTCTACCTATTACTTGATCAATTCTCACAGAATTCCAAAAATACTCCATTATGAGAACTCTACGAACATTTTTTAACGAAATACCTTCTGCTCCAGATTGCGTAATCATCATCAATTTTACCAATTTACCATACAATTGATCTCTTTCTTTGAGTTGATTCAAAATACTGTCTGGTAACAATGAAAAAGAACCATTGAATAAATTCATTAAAATATTTGTTTTAATTCTATCGCTGTTAAATATGACATATCGCTTGTTGTCATATTTCTTATCAAGAACGTCAATATCTTCAAAGACATATCCGTTTTCTGTTTTTTTAATGTTAATTTCGCGATATCCTTCTCTGTCTAACACTTTTGAAAATAATCCAATTCCCTCTATTGTTCTAAATTGAGAATACAATAAGACCGTACCGGGAGATTCTTCAATATCTTCCAATATTTGAGCATATTTGGGACTATACATTTCTTTCAAGTGTTTGCGATCTAAATAGTGAGATGACTGTAATTTTACTACTGCCGATTCCAATTTTTTCTCATATTCTTCCTTCGCCTTTTTCAACAGTTGTTTTGATTTTCCATCAGTTATGTCTTCTTGTTCTTCGTCATTTTCAATTTGCATTTCCTTTTTCATGGCAGATCGAATATCTTGTGGAAAAACTCTTTCAATGTCTTCGGGAAACGCAAAGTTACACACCATTCTACTAAAAGCACGATATACAGACGATTTATCTGATAATGCATTTCCTTTAAATCTATTTATTTTTCGTGTATTATCCATTGCTCTCTCTTTGTTTCTAACACCTGCATAAACACTTATTTGATGATTTGTCATATCAAGATACTGAAACTTTGTTGGAAGTAATTCTGGAAACAATTCGGTTCCTGTTGTTTTATAATAACTCAATGTTCCCAAAATTCTTCTTTTGAATAAATCCTGATTTTTCAATTTAATATTTTCTTCATCCGAACTATCTATAAACATCTTGTTGAACTCGTCTGGTTTATTTGGTAACGCATAAAAACTCGAAGTAGAAGGTATAGATTTTACTTTAACCTGATTTATTTTATTTATTGAACCTATTATAATTTTTAATAAATTCTTTTCTGATTCTTTCCATGGTGAAAAATGAATTTTAGTGCTTTCATTTGATTCTCGTTGATAACCGTAAGGTAATAGAGAAAGAGATATTTTGTTATTTGATTTGTCAAAATTGATATCATCAATATAAGAATATAATCCATCCTTTTTCAATTGTGAAGTTAATTGTTCTGATGTTGGATTAGACGAGTTTTTTGTCAAAGAAAGTTCTGTCATTTGCATCGGACCTCTTATCAAATTAATCAATGTTGCTATTTCATAAGGATTGTTAATAACAGGTGTTCCTGATAAAAGTACTAACTTACAATTAGATGCTGTCATTAAACTATTGTATATACTACGTGCTAATTTGGATCCGTTCACTACTCTGCTTATAAAGTTATGAACTTCGTCTATAACAACAAAAGAATTATCAAAATCTTTAAGATCTCGAACAAGATTTTGTGTTAGTCCATTATAACTTACGAATGTATATCTATTTCTTATTATATTTGCTATAACTCCTTCGATAATAATTTTTTCTTTTGATACTAACGACGAGTATGACTTATTTGGAATCATAACAACCACATCTTCTATATCGTCTTGATATAAAGGTACCCATACTGATCCATCTTTTAAAACAACTTCTTTTGAAATTGCATATTTGTCATACAACATTTTCAGTTTTTCTTTTGGGACTTTTATAAGAGACCATGATTTTTTCATACTAAGACCAATTTTTGATATTTTCATGAGTTCGTTTTCATAATTTTGAGCAAGAGATGAAGGAGTGAAAATAAAAACTTTTTTCTTTTCTATATATCCTTCCGCTGCAGCAATTGAAGCAGCAGACTTTCCAGAACCCAATTCATGATATAATAAAACTCCTCTGTAAGGACTATTTACTTGGATGTAATCTCTTACTATGCGTTGTTGTGGAAACAATGACACTGTATCTGACTTTATCTCACATTGTTCCTGAGAACAATCACATGATTGCTTTTGTTCTTTGGTTGGATATTTTGAATGATTAAATGTATGATAAATATAATTATTGTAACCCATACGATTTGGCAGAACCCAATTATCTGGTTCAACTTCTAATTTCATGAATATTATCTATTTAAACATAATAAATTTAAATAGATAATGACAAAAACATATAAGTATTGTTATATACTTAATTATAAATATGTATGAAACAGAAAAGGTATGGTTGATAACAGGCATAACAGGTCAAGATGGTAGTTTGTTCGCAGATTATTTACTTCAACAAGGATACACAAATATCCACGGCATCATAAGACGATCTTCTACTTTAAATACCTCAAATATTGATCATATTTTTGATAAATTGAAACTTCATCATGGTGATTTGACTGATTCAATGAATATACATTCCATTATTTCAAAAGTAAAACCTGATTATATTATGAATTTTGCCGCACAAAGTCATGTTAAAGTAAGTCATAATATCGAAGGATATACAATGATGACTAACACAATGGGTATTTTATATATTCTTCAAAGTGTCAGAGATTTAGGATTGAAAAATTGTAAGATTTATCATGCAAGCACTTCAGAAATGTATGGAAATGAAACAAACGGTGAAACAATGTTATCCGAAACATCTCCAATGAATCCAGTGAGTATATATGGAATATCAAAATTAGCAGCACAAAATATTTGCAATATGTACAGAGATGCATTTGGTATGTTTATTGTGTCAAGTGTATTGTTTAATCACGAAGGACCAAGAAGAGGTAAAACATTTGTTACAAGAAAAATTGTAGATCATGTCATCCGTTATAAAAATAATCAAACTACAAAACCTCTGAGATTGGGTAATTTGAACGCCAAAAGAGATTGGGGAGATGCTGCAGATTACATGAAAGCAGTATATCTGATGATGATGCAATCTAAACCCAGTAATTATGTAATAGCAAGTGGTGAAACACATAGTGTAAGAGAATTTGTAGAAGAAGCATTCGACTCAATTGGAATAAATATTGAATGGATTGGAACAGGAACAAATGAAACAGGTGTAAATAAATCTTCAAAAGAGATTTTGGTAACTGTTGATCCTTTGTATTATAGAGAAATTGACATAGATTGTTTGATTGGAGATGCTTCGAAAGCATTCAAAGAACTTGGGTGGAAACCACAGATCACTTTTAAAGAACTTGTCGCAAATATGGTAAATAAATGCTAAATTGGTTTATCCAAAGTATTTAAAAGTATTTATTATAATATAGGTAGATATGCAAGTACAGTATGTTGCTCGACAGAAACCACCATACCCTTACTATCTTCCAGAAAATGGTTGTTATACCCCACGAGAGAAAGAATTCTTTCAAGTAGAGAACATACAACAAGATTCTCCTAGAATTATTGATCAACAACCACGCAATCAAGTTCCAAATTTGCAAGCAGAGGTTGTATATACTCAACAATCTCCTACGTTTATTCAGCAAAATATCGAAACACAACCAGTGTATATCGAAATCCCTCAGTATTTTACACAACAACCCATACAGCAGATTCCTCAACAAGAAACACATCATAATACAAGAGATGCTACACAGATGCATCAACAAGGAACAAATCAAAATACAAGAGACCTTTCTCAAATTGTAACAACAGTAGGTGATGCAATGATAGAAGAAAAAATAAATCAACTTAAAGAACAGGTTGCAGACCTTGAAAAACAATTAACAATAATGATTGAAAAAAAAATAAGGAAATGTTTTTTTATATAGAACATACACGCGATATCTGTATAATATATTGAAAACAATCATCAGAACAGTAATCTGTAAAAATACATTTTGTTTCAAATATCTTATTACATAATTTACATTTAATATGATATACGCCATTACAGTCTTTTTTTGAAACTTTATAACATTGTAAAGAACAGAATTTATTTGTGTTTTTTGGAAATCTATTTTTACAAGTTATACAATATGAATATTCATTATTTTCTTTATTATACCTAATCATTTCTAAACCATTGCGAAAATATTGACGTTCGTCCATGGATATATCAAATGAATTGTTTCTTGAAATTTTCATTGGTTTTTCTTCGTAGTTTTCACAACAAACATTGTAAGAAATTTGGGAATCAGATATTCTTTTTTTCATATTTGTTCCCGATTTTGAAACATCAGTTGCTATGTTGTGGTGTTGAATTTTAGAATCTATATTCTCGTTTTTTGATACGTTGCGAAACGAAAGTGATTTCAAAAAAACCATATTAAAACAATTCTTTTATAGAATTTGTCTTATTATAGTAAAATATAATAAAATGTTTAAATATATTATTTCTTTTTGTTACGCCTATGTTGACCACCGCCTGCTATTGTAAATTTATTATGCGAGTTTTCTACAGCAAATTTAAATTTTTCAAAGAATTGCTCTTCAGAGTCATATAATGGAACATCAACTCTATTAAAACAAGTATGTGACACAGGATATCCTATTGTATTATTCATCACTATTAATATTTTATACTTGATTTCAGGTTTGTAGAAATCAACACCTGTCCAAAATTCCAACATTTTTTTTACAAAGTCATGATGTTGTTCTTTTGTAAATCCTGTGTTTTTATTCAGAAGAATGTTATTAATATATGTTGAATATTTCATTGCATATTGTTGTCCTTTTTTCATATACTCATCCATACTTGCATTGTCATCTCTTGTAAAAGACATATTTACAAATATGTTATCAGACAATTGTTGAAGTATTTTGTCATCAATTTCTTCTTTTGTCAACATTTTATCAATAGTAACATAAGAAATGTTTTTTTGTTGAAATAGTTTCCTTAAATTGTTATTAAAACCTTCAGAAAACTGTTTATAATAAACACTTATGTCAATATCAAGATTTTTATTTTCAGATACAGAAATTGTATTATGCATATTTAAATGTTTCGCGAAATCAATAAAATATTTTTCAACATTTTCAGACGTCACTTTGTCGCCGTTTTCTTTATCATATTGTATTTTATATAAATCATTATATTCAATATCATATGTTTCAATTTCGTCTGGATTGGTTTTCATCAAATTTAAAACAGAATTTGAAATATCTGGGAAATCATTTAAAAGATAAAGAACGTGTTCATGGTCT